TTAATCAATCACAAATCAAAACTATGATAATAATGCTTCAAGCATTTTTAACGAATCTATACCTTCATCGCTCTGCAAGAATCTTGCTACTGCTTCATAAGGCTCTTCATTAAAAGGAACTGATAGCATCTTTTTCTTATTAGTTGCGGTATTAAACCAAACCTCTTTGCTATTGTTCTTCAAAGTTAATAACTTATTATCAAAGAACAAACGAACTTTTGCATGAAATTTTAATTCAGGATCATTCAATATATTTAAGAACTCTTTAGGCTCACTCTTAGCAAATACTAAGATATCTCTCTTAAGTTCTGCTGTAGACACTGTTGATGGGTCTTTACCAAACATTACCCTTGTAAGCATCTCTATTTGGTCTATAGTCAATTGGCGAGCTTCAATTAAAGCATCTACCTCAACATTTAAATCAGATACTTCTTGTGTAGCATCTTTTTCTCTGTCTACTTCTCCAAATATTGTACCATTCAATGGGTGGTAGTGTAAAAACTCTTGTAGTACCGGATTTGTTCTTGGAACTCTTAAGAAGCCATCTTCAAATATAATGGGCTCCATAATTGCATTTCCGTCTTGCTCATCCTCGAAGGGAGACTTTTGATTTACCGCATATCTTAAAGAGCGGTTAATATTATTTTTCTCATCATACCACATTAGAGGGAATCTTGGGTGATTACGTGATGCTAATGTGTAAGAAAGTGGAGTGCCTGTGTTTAACTTGTAAATCTTATCTGTAGCTATTTTACTTGCCATTTTAATATAATTTAATTTGATTTAAAATAATTTAAAAAAGCAGGGGCTTTTAGACCCCTGCTATATTCCAACCCTATTTACTATCCATAACGGAACAATACGAAGTTGTTTGCACCTAAAGTACATACACAACGCTCAGAAAGGAAGTTAACCTCCATTGCATCTAAATCGCTTGTAGCAGCACCGCCTGCAGAACCTGTAATCCAAGTTTTGTAGCGTCTGTCTTCAGCTTCAGAAGCTCTGTAACGAACGTGTAAGAAAGGACGCTTAGCATTCTTGCCCATAATTTGGTCGTACACTGAAGTAGAACCTGCAGGAACAAGAAGACCTGTAATTGTACCTGTTGCAGTAGAAGCAGTTGCATTCAATCCACCTCTCATTGTAGGATCGTTTAGGTATTTCCAATCAGACTTGTAGAAATCGTAACCTCTACGGAATCCTGAGAAACCTAAGTTTAACGCCATATTGATATCGTTATCAAATAGACCATAAGAAGCAGCATTAGCAGCACCTGATACAGCATAACCATTCAATGTAGCTAACATATTGTCTATGTCAAAACTCAATCCACGATTAACAAATACAACGTTCTCTTCGATAGAACCTTGCTTGTCTAAACGAGCAACGATTGTATCCCAATCAGAAAGAGCAGTTGGAGTACCACCACCCCATACGTTACCACGATTGTTTACAACGTAGAAGATACCTTCAGAACCTTTGTATCCTGCACTTAATGCGCCTGATGAACTTGCAGCAGGAACAGCTTCAATCATTGCAGTCTCAAGATAATCTTCAAAACGTAAACGAGTCTCGTGCTCTGATTTCAAATACCACAAGTAACCTGTAGCACCGTTCTCAGTAGTAACTTCAACCCATCCGATTTGAGCCATATCAGAACCATTTACTGCATACTTGTCCTTGATGATGATTGGAGAGTTAGAGAAGATATCATCTTCTCCTTCTAAAGAACCAACCATTCCATTAGTTCCTTTCTTAAACTCAGAACCATAGATAAATACAGTACAAGCAGTAGATACCGCAAAAGCCTGACCTGCAGTTTCGTAGTAAGCAACTGTGAAAGTTGTTGCAGAAGGAACAGCAGTAACGATTGCTTTGTTGAAAACACCTGAAGTGTTATTCTGAATCATTACAGTTTGTCCAATACGAATTGCTATGTAAGTAACTCCTGAGTCAGCAACAGTAAATGTAGCTGTAGAAGCACCTAAAGCAGCAGCTGAAGTACAGCTTGTGTATTTGATGTGTAAACGACCTTGTTCTGCCCATTTGATTTGGTCAGAGTTAGAAGGCATTTCAGCACCTACCATTCTTAAGAATGAAGATACTGTTCTATTACCATAACGCTCAAATTCTTTCTCATAAGTATCAGGAAGATACTGATTCAAAAAGTTAAAGCTGGTAATGTAGTTTGTTTGTAGAGCCACTTGTTCCGGTGCCGGTTGCAACGCGTATGTAGGGCTACTTAATAAAGCACTTGCCATTTTTTTTAATTTTTAAATTGTTTTAAATACGTTTTATACTGCGGATTTTCAGGCCTTTACCTGAATCAGGGTTTACCGCTCTCACCTGCACGCCATCCTTACTTTTTGAAACTTCAGGCGACTTCTGCTCTCCCATGTTTACATTCTTAATCTTTCTTGTAACATCATCTACAGCATCAGCCAATCCTTGTTCATAAAAGAACTTTGCAAACTTATCAGGATTCATTGCAATTGACAAAGACCTGTGGTATCCTTTTGCATCCTTAATTAATCCATTATCATCTAAAAACTTTGCAATAAAGTTAGCAGGTGTAGATTGGATCTTTTTTAATTCAGCAGCTTCTCCCGGAGTAAATGTAAGTTTCTTGTTATTGACATCAAATTCAAAACCTTTGAACTCTCCATCAAACAACTCGTTAGTCTTTTGGTCAAACCATTGACGCTTACGATTTGTCTCCTCTTCTATGGTCTTTGCTTGGTTTAAGTATTGACGATAAGCATTGTATTCTTCTTCCTCTTCTTTTGAAATTCTTGCTGAACTTGACTCAAGTGGCAATTTGTATTTCTCTTTCTGAGTATTAAAGAATTTTTTAGCTTCGTTAATAACCTTCTTTCTTTCAATCTTAATCTTCTTGATTTTAGACTCATCATCAATATCCTCATCATATCTATAGTCATCCATCAATGCATCTATATCTTCAGCATCAAGACCTTCTTGAGTAGCTGACAAGTATTCCTTGACAAGTTGCTCAGGGTCCATAGTATCGTGGTCTTTTCTTAAATTAAGAAAGTCCTCAAATCCTCTGCCTGTTTCTTTCTTATATTTTAAGAAAGCAGCAACATCTTCAGGTAACTCTTCAGTCTCTTTTCTTTCAGCAACCAAATCATCAAATGAGTTGATTTGCTTATTATACCTTTTACCAATATATGAAAGAACTTTTTGCTCGTCTAACTCATCTTCCACTTCTACAACTTCTTGAGGAGCAACCTCTTCTATAACTTCTTCTTTTTGTTCAACAACAGGTTCTTTTTTATTTATATTAGACAAATCAATATGAGGTATTTTATCCTCTTCTTTTTTATTGCCTTCAACTAACTGTTGCTCAACTTCTTGAACACTTTTTGGTTCAATAACATCTAATGCTTTTACTTTTAATTCCATTTAATTTGATTTTATTTGTTACAAAATTATACAAAATTTCAATACACTTTAGCGAGGTTCAAATTCAGCTAAATCAAATCCGTCTAAACTGTCTTCATTAGATTCAAAACTTAAAGGAGGCAGATTGTTCTTCCTTTGGTCTATTAATTTAGATTGCTCTGTATTTTGTTGGCTTATTCTTTTAGACTTTGAATCTTCCCTATCCTTCTCTCTTTTAGACAACGTCTCCATCTCCATTCCGTGTAGTTGCTGATTATATTGAAACTCTTCAGCCATCAAATGAGATTTAAACTCAGCCTCTTTCTGCATTTTCATAATATCAAACTGCACTTCAGCTTGTTTTATTTTCATCTTAGCCTCAGTCTCAGCTTGTATTTTTTGCATAGCCGTTTGTGCAGCTAACTGCTGAGATTGCATTTGCTGTTGTGCAGTAATAGCTTGTTTCTGCATAGCCATCTTCTCTTCTCTAGCTTCTTTGTTAGCTCTCTTAACCTTAAGCAATTGATTGGCAAGTTTAAGATTTCTAATCTCACGTATGTCGATTGCATCCTCAAGATTAATATCTCCTTTAGATAAAGCCATTTGTATATTAGCTTCAAGCTGTGCTTTTTGGTCTTCATCAGGAGATATCTCTATGAAAATACCAAAGTCATAAATATACAAGTCTGATATTTGGTCTAATATACCAACATTATACTTTCCTATCTTATTTACAAAGTCATCTTTAAAATCAGAATACTCTAATATATCTGCAACTCTATATGTCAAAGCCTCTGCTAATGAACGATATAAGAATAACCCTGAATCTAAAATGTGTCTTGTGGCGGTATTGGAATTTAAAGCGGCTAATTTTTGTAGACCAACTAAAGAGTTAGGATCAGGATTAGAACCGTCCCTAGCTTCATTTAAGCCTGTTACAGACCTAATCATATCTAAGTAATGATTATAGTTAGCTATAAGCATTTGTGTCTTTGCTGCGCCTGAATTTGAAGTAAGCTGCGTAATAGGGACTCTTGCATTATTAAAGTCTCCATCCTGAGTAAAGCTTCTACCAATCACACTACCTGTTTGGAAGTATAATCTTAATGCATCCTCAGGATTATAAGCATTGCCTGTACCCAAGTCAACCTCGTTCAATCCATCGGCATCTATAAACACACCATCAGGTACAATACGATTTATAACTTGTTGTAATTTTAAGTGAGTTATCTGAATCAAATCAGCAAAAGGAATCATCCTTCTGCACAAAGACTCAATAACACCTTTATACATACGTGGAGCACAAGCAACATAGCAAGGTATAGCGTGTTGAGTGGCAGACTTAGGTCTAACCATATTCTGAGCCATCTCCCACTTTAATAAAATGTTGCTACCCATAACAAGTATACCCTCATACCAAACGTCAATAGTCTTCTCTATTTTTTGAAAGTTACCCTCCTCCATCATCTCTGCAGGAGGATTAAAAGTATCATCCTTCTCAATTACTCTTGAACCACCATTCTCAAGTATTCTCTTCTTATATACAATCTTCTTTGTAGTCTTGTAATTAAAATAAAGCAAAGTGCAAGTGTCTCTATAGAACATACTATTCTCATAGAACTGAGCTACATTAAAATAATCATACCAACCTCTACTATATTGCGATATCTTATCTAAATCTTCGTGAGTTAATGATTGGTCTATCTTCATAAGCTCAGTCATTGGAACTGTCTTAATCTCTCCCCAATAGAAACAATCTCTAAAGTATGGGTCCTCAGTATAACTATAAACCACATTTGCAGGATCTACATAAGATATCTTTACTCCTGCTCCCGGAAGAAACTCGTGCTTCGCAATAGCAATCCCAATAACAGTAGCATCATAGTCAAGTCTTTTTCTTATATCGTCATACTTGTTTTCATCAAACATTGTATTGATAGCCTCCTCTTCAGCAATCTCAATAGCAGGCTTATACTTAAGCTGCATATGCAATTGCATCTCCTCATCACTTTCAGGTAGCTCATCAGGATTCATCATAAATGGATCTACACCTGCTCTTTGTTGTATAATACTAAGAACATCTTTTGCTGTAGACTGTCCTTGAACCATATCCTGATACTCATTCCTTTTTTCTTGAGACATCGCATCCTGTGCATATGCCTTAACTTTGAAAAGCCTATCAGACATTCCATTAACTACAATATCAACAAACTTTGGGATAACAGGCACTGGAGTCCAATCTATATTTAGATAAGATAAATCTCCATCAATAGCCAACTCATTTTTATATTTACCTATTGGTTGCTCGCCTCTTGCATATAATCTTAGCCTATGAAAATCACGCCATTGTCCATAATATCTACAAGAGTTTCCGTCTTTTCTAAACCACTCATATTGAATGGCTTGACCAACTTGTAGTCCAAAATCATCTGATGCCTTTTGGGCATCACTAGCTAATTGACTTGGAAACGCTGCTGATTTTATGTCTATTACTATATCTTTCATTGAATCAATTGACTTTGATTACCATCATTTCTATATCTTGCGAAGTTAATACTTATTTTCGATTCTTTTTTTTCAGGCATATATAAATGCTTCTGATTAGCCATTATAGCTAACCCTGAACTTATAGCGGCATCAAACCTTGTCCTATCGCTTATATCAAACTTTGCCCAATCTTCTAGCGTCTTCATAAATGGCATCGTTCCCATCTCCTCAGGATCTCTATACTTTCCTTCTAAATCTAATCCTACAAACTTCTCAATATATGACTCAATAGCCGATGCGTGTGATTGCCTTACGTCCTCAGAGCTATTAGGTATACCACCTAGCTCACGCTCTGTTTTTGAGAGCTTTGCAAATGGCTTGTCAGGTCTGTTCATACAGAAACCTCTATATCCCCTATTCTTAAAATGATAAAGAAGTCTCGGCTTATTGTTCTCTGCAAGTATTGGCATACCATAAAATACACAAGCCATAAGTACCTCTTCAAAAAATATCTCAGCTGTTTGAGGACGAGCAATATACTCTAAGAAGAACTCATTGACAGGACCCTCATCCATATGAAACTTAGTCATCCCGTGAAGGGCACCATTAGAGCCACGCCCTACAACAACAGCAGATATATCATAAGAGTCACAACCAAATGAGCCTAAATGCTCATTACCCGGATACTTCATCCCATTTCTTATATGTACATTATTTTGGTAATGTTTAAGTGGCGTCCAACTAACTAAAAATCTTCCTGACTTGTTTGGAGACCAAACTACCTCAGTATCTTTAACCCCATCTTTCCAACTAAATGAGCCACGAGTGATGTAATGCTCTTTAATCATAGAGTCATTGTAATCTATCTGATGATATATCTTAGTCAAATTAAATAACGCTTGCTTACTCTCATCTCTAAATGCATGAGACTCTGTTCTTGGAAACTGACGATAAAATTCATTTAATGCATCTGAGTCATTTTTTAATGAGTCTACCTCTGCCTCCCAATAATCAACAGCTCCATTTATTATCTTCATTCCATCAACTCCTATTACAGGTTCACTTGGCTTTCTAAATACAGGCATACCATACCTATCTATAAACCCTTCCATATTCCATTCCATTGGAATAAATAGAGCATACAGTCCACTTTTAGTCTGTCCGTTTTTATTTCGCGAGCTGATTCTTGAATCCTCATACAAACTTTTAAAGTTATCA